ACTGATGCTCTGAAAGCGTCTTTAAGTGAAGCAAGTAGTAAAGACGAATCAGAGTAATGCAATAGATAAAGCTATAGTCTCGGCTATGTTTGTTTTATCTGTTATAATCGCTTTTAGCATTAAGGAAGATAGACATCTACCAGTTTCTTTAGGAGCTTTGGTAGTGATTGGATTACGAGCAACGAAGAAAGTGATAGATGATTGAAGCATATGCCGAGTATGGCGCCATAGGAGTAATAGTATCTTTATTTGTATTGTTAATAATGAATTTAATAAAAAGTCAAAAGGCCCAGTCGGAAGACTTAGACCAGATTCGTCAGGCTATTGCAAAGTCAGAGACTAAGATGGGTAATGTAGAAAGTATTGTATTAAAGATGTTAGACAGATGGAATCGTTCTGATGAAATAAGTCAGCGTCATAGAGAAGATATTGTTCGTGAGCTCAATGATGTGACTGATGATTTAGCATATTTAAGGGGCCGCGTTAACGGCAAATCGAGATGAATGTGAACGACTATAGGAATGAGACGACAGCAAAGCTGGTCAAGTTAGATGAGAGACAGATAAGCATCTTTAAGACCTTACAAAGAATTGAAAAACATTTAGAGAAATTAAATGGACAGACAAGTAGAAATAGTGACGCCATTATCATGTTTAAAACATGGGGCTCAGCTGCTCTATTGATTGTCCCTATTGTAGTAACATTAATAATGAGGTTAATACCATGATTGAGTGGATTCAAGATAACTGGATGAGTGTAGTAGGTACTGTCGCTGTAATTGGTGGCGGAATGTATATACCAGTTGTAAGAGGAATAGTATTAATGGGTTTGAAGACCATGATAAGTGAAGCAGTCTTAAAGAAGATAGCTATTCAAATGGTCGAAAAGCTCGTTAAATCAACGAAAAACAAGTTAGACGACATTTGGTTCGCTGAATTTAAAAAGAAGGTCGAGGATGCCTAGATTTAGCACAAAAAGCAAATCTAAACTTCATAGTTGTGATGAAAGACTTATTAACCTGTTTAATGAGGTAGTCAAACATTTTGACTGTATGATTCTGGAGGGCCATCGTGGCAAAGAAAAACAAAACGCGGCTTACGACAAGGGGAATAGTAAAGTACGTTACCCTAATGGTAAGCATAATAAAAGTCCGAGTGTCGCTGTGGATGTTGCGCCGTACCCAATAGATTGGAAAGACCGTGACAGGTTTCACTACTTTGGTGGATATGTATTAGGAGTAGCGAAACAGATGGGATTAAATATTAGATGGGGAGGGGACTGGAATCAGGACACCCAAACTAAAGACAATAAATTTGATGACTTAGTTCACTTTGAGATTAAGGGATAAATGCCTAAGCAATTACATTATATTAGAGATTTTTCAGGCGGTGTCAATAGTCAGAGAGCGGCAAGGGATATTAACGATAATCAATCTCCTTTCTGTCAAGATGTAATGGGGGACAGGCTTGGAAGTTTACGCACCATGGGTGATGGTACAGCAGACCCGAGAGCTAAAAACCACAGTAGCAGCGCTATTACTTTAACTACTTTAGGGAGTACCACTTTAGATGCTTCTGCTGGTTATGGATTGAAACATTTTGAATTAGATTATGATAAAGGTGGAGCCGAAGAAGAAGGCGGAGAACATTATTTAGCCTTAGTATCTCAAGTTGGTGTTGTAAATATTTGGGATTATAGCACAGAAGTTTCTGGAGATGGATGGGATTCCGCTCCAACAACAGCAGATACAGCCGTTGATTTGGGAGGGGATGCAGATGTTAAGGCGGATATTGTTGCTTTAGACAATGGGCTAAGAATCCATGATACTGATTTAAGTAATAGTAGTACACCTAAATATTTTAAACACATTAAACGCAGTCAGTTAACCACTGACAGGTCTGGCTTTTATGGGGATGCTACTACCCTATTAGCTCCTACAGCTGGAGACCATACTGGTTCTGCATATACAGATGGCTCTGTAAATTTTGATATTACTGAGGAAGATGATGCTGCCAGTATAGGGTCTTGGAAGGCTACAGATTATGTATTTGCCTACAGCTTTGTATATGATGGAAATCAAGAATCTACATTGCGAGTTTGCCCTACGACATTAGCAGATGGAAGCGTTACTGTTAATAAACCATTGAAGGTAGACGTTAGAATAGCTAATGCAGGGGGAGCTACAGACTTTGATGCTCGGATTACTGGAGCTCGTATCTATTGGAAATATTATGACGAGGAACAGGAGAAAATAGCAGAGGGGGAATGGAATTTATTTGTTGATTGCGATATTACAGGTGGCATTAAAGATGCTACTTGTGATACTGACGGGACTACTACTGTAGCTATAGATTCAGATGCTACTGTCAAACTCAAAGTTGGGATGGCAATTACAGGCACCGGGATACCCGCCAATACAAAAGTGGCCTCTATTCCTAATGCTACCTCTTTTGTAATGACTAATGCTGCTACAGCTTCTAATAATAATACAACATTAGTGTTTAGAGGTACAGATAAATGTTTTGGTATTCGTGGTAAATTGAGTGACGAGTATACTATGTGGACACGCGCAGCTGCTGGTGATTATACAGCAACCGTTCTATTACAAGACCCTTCTATTGATACATATGCTACCATTAATGGATATGGCAGTAACGAAGGAAAATTGTATATAGGTGATTCTGGCGATGGTTATAAGGCATCCGTATTCGCAAACCGAAGAATGTTTGTTGCTGGTGTTAAAATGACTTTTGAAGATGGTGTACAGAGACAGATGCTTGATAGAATAATGTATTCACCTGTTAATAAACCAGACGTATTCCCATTAAGTAATTTTATTGATGTGGTTCAAGGGGATGCGGAACCATATATTAAATTGGACTATGTTGGTAATAAACTTTTTGCCTTTAAATCAGATAATTTATATGTAATTAATATTGGGAATGCAAATCCTGCTGGTTGGTATTTAGAAAGCACACATAAAGGTATGGGGGTTTTAAATCCCGGTGCTGTTTTTAAAACAGACTTTGGTTTAGTATGGGTTAATCCAAATGGTTTATATGCATATCAAACTGGAGGAGGTATTACCGAGTTAACAGAGGATAAATTATTAAGCGGCTACACAACATATGCTTCTGATAGCGTTAATTATAGTTCATGGGGTAAGCTCATTACGGCGGCTTCAATCGTTGGATATTCTCCAAAGGATAAAGAAATTATTGTAGCGATAGACCCAACAAGCGCTACAAATGATACAACATTTGGCGGTAATGGTTCTGATGTTGTTGTATATGATATAGAAACAAAAGCTTTTTATTTTGGTTTGAAAAAAATTGGAAGTGGTCAGCATTATACCAATTTTGATTATGATTGGAATGGTGATTTAATATATGCAGCGGAAACAAGTAATAATGTAACGGTTAAACGATGGCAATCAGAACCTCAAAATAGTACAGGTATTGTGTATCAAACGAAAGATTTTGATTTTGGACACCCGGGGTTAATTAAAAAGATTTATAAAGTATATGTTACATATAAAGCCTCAACTGCTTTAGCAGAATCTTCTGATATACCATTTGAATATGCAGCTGACGGTTCTACTTCTTTTACAAACTTTGATACTTGTACTACTGGTGCTGGGGCAAGTACTACTCAATT